TAGTTGGGGGTTCTTGATAATCACCAAGATGCAGAAATCTATAGTCTTCTTCGACTATGGGTTCGACTACATAGTCGTATGGTAGTTCTGGTATTGTAAGGTCAAGGTCTAATGAATAAATAGGAAATGATAACAAAAGGATTGTTAAGTATTTCATTATTGCACTATGGTTATCTCCGTATCTTGACCATTTACTTTGATAGGGTCAAGTTCTTTTCCGTCTTGTTCTAAATTGATAAGAGTCTCTGCGTTTCTGTCAACTGATATCTGAACGATATCACTGACGTTTCTAGATAGATTAATCTTATCACCTTCTACAATGGTCGCAACTTGAGTCACCGTATCAAATCCTTCTTCAGTGCCTTCAAGGGATAATGAACTTACACTCTTTTGTTCTTGAAGTAGTTCTTCTCCTAAACTATCAAAACTATCAAGCAAATCTTCTAATAGGTCAACGTCAAGATAGTTAATATCTAACTCAGTAAATTCAAGGTGGTCTTTTTCAAGTTCCTCTTCTGCTAATAAGTCTTCGTCCAGAAAATCTATATCCAAAGGATTAAGATTCTTGGAAGCACTTACACTGGTCAGAAATTCTTCTTCACTCTGCCTTTCTTTAGGCGGATTAATAATCATAATGTTATTCAACATATCTAGAGTCAAGTCTAGAATTGCTGGTTTACTTGGTGGTGTTTCTGCAACTGAAGTTGTGGTAGACTCAAAAGGTTTATTGAGTACTACCTCACCTGTCGCAGTAGAAACTATAATCTCACCAGACGAAATTCCATTTACATCTGGGAGAAGTACCACCAAAGTTTTTCCAAATTCGTCAACGGTCACCGTGAAATCTGTTCCACGGATACCAATAGATGCGGTAGGTGTCTTGAGTCTTATATTCTCTTTATCCACCTTACCCAGTTCTCCTGAGATAAACCTTGCAGTCCCTTGGGCAAATGTCATTGCCAAGTCAGACTTACTTGGGTCTTCATCAAACACCACGTTATCAATTACGATACGTGTATGTTCGGTCATTCTCAGTTTACTGTCGTCAACAAAGCGTACCTGTAGGCGACCCTCACCTGTACGAAGGTCATCTTTAGATATTACTCCTTGTCCTTGATTTGGTTCTATTTTGTCCAAATCACGAACAATCTGTCTCCAACCTACTGCTTTGTCTACTTCACCTACATCACTATGGGCAAGTTGTGGCAGTACCAGAATCAGACTGAGTAATGCATATAGTTGCATCTGTCGTGTTTGTTCCTGAACCACTAAATTCTACCTCTAAGGAATCAGATTGTAAAGTTGATGTTTGGTTTACTTCAATATCCCAATAATTACCTACACCAGTCATTTTAAAGTAATGTCCGTCATAACCTTCTGCATTGTATAGTAAGTTATTATTGTCACCTGTAACGTCTAAATTAAAAGTTAAACTAGATGCGTCAATATTAATATCACCAACATTAAAATCACCGTCTAATATTAGGTCAAAATCTAAATTGTCAGCAGCATCTAGTGAAGCTACATCTAAATCTAAATCGTTATTACCACCTGTAATGTCAATTACATAATCGCCACCATCAGCACCGTATACGTCATCCTTGTCGTTATCAAAATTTAATTCGTTTGATGAACCATCAATATCTAAATCAAAATTAATACCGTCACCGAAAAGACTACCATACAACTTGTTACTACTTCCAATCATTTGTGCATTGAAGTTTAAATTTAAACCGTCTAACACAAACGCAGAAGGAGAGCCAGCAGCTATCTGAGATGCGTCACCACCCATAACATTTCCAGAACCGTCCTGTTTAATGTCAATGTCAGCACCTGCACCTACTTGGTCAATGTAAATTTCATTATCAGCAATAGCAAAAGTCGTCATAAAGAAAATCATAGCAAAAATTGAACTCTTTATGTTCATTTTGTTTATTCTCCGTTAAGTGTCCAGAATCCTAACTCACTTCCTCTCAGAATTAATTCTAGTACACCAGTTTCTATCGCACGTTGCGTTGCAATTGAAACACTTTCGTTTGTGGCCATCCCTGATTCTATCTCAACCAGTTCTGTACCCTGCTCTATAAATCTAAATACGTCCCCACTTAAACCTTGGGAAAGTATGGTCTTACTTGTTATCACATCAAGTAAAACTTCACCTGTCGCAACTGACACGAGTCTTATATTAATTGTCACCGTGTCTATACTATAAGATTGTGAACTGCCGATACCTAAATATCTGGCACCTGCACCTCCAGATTTTACAGAACTATCGTATCCTACGACACCTCCTGCAATAATCATACCTGCAAACGTTAATGCAGGTAGTTTCTGAGAGTCATTACCCTCATAACTTTGTCGTGTTTGACGAATCAGTTGTCTCTCTCTCGTGACATAATCAAGTACCTGACGGTCAACCACTCGGAAAAATTCTCCATTAGACGCTCGTTTCAATGCACGAATCAGATATACTGAAGGTGCTTGAGTGACGGCAGAACTAAATGAAGTTCCTCCATTACTATTCTGTTTCTTCTGTCCTGTTTGGTCTGTAAACTGATATACAGCTACAGTTGGTTTCCTTACAGGTGGTAAAACATTAATCAGTTCTTTTTGGATTAATGTTAACTGTACCTTTGGTGGTTCTTGCTTCGGTATTTCAAACTGACCTCCGCCAATAGACGCACAACTAGATACCGAAATTACCAAGAGGAATTGTAATAATCGTAACATTCCCATTTTCATCTGTAATTGTTAACTCCACACTATCGCCAATTCTGACGTATGATATTCCTGTTCCTTCTATATTGAATGAACCTGTATCGCTTGGATTCTCACCAAACATACTATCAACAATCTGTCTTGAGAGTGTTGAGTAGATTCTACTTTCTACATTACGAATAAATTTTGCGAGGGTAGTGTTCTCTGCGTCCCTCTCCATTTGTTCTTTTAATTCTTTTATTTCTTGCTTGAGTGCTTTTTTTCTTGAGAACTCTTGATTCTCAATAGTAAGATAATGAGAACTGGTATTGATTCCACTAAAGGAAGGTGATTTAAATTTATGTTCAATCGGTGCAGCTGTTATGTCTGTCATTGCTAATAGACAGAACACAAACGCAAACGCTAAAACAGAACCTTCTATAAAATCATTTTTCTTTTTCATTTTACTATACCTCTATTTCGCTAATTGAATTATATCCAACGCACCTAGTCCTATAAAAACACAATAGGATAGGATAATCAAAGATAAAACTTTATCAGTAGTCCAAAACTTTTTCATCATATTTTCTTCTTTTTCTTTTCGTTTTCACGATATTCCAGAACTACGTCAACCTTTTCTTTTAATCTAATTAAATCTTGGTCTAACATTCTAGTCTGGTCTATTACTCTTATCAATGCGATATGCATTTTCTCAAGTTCAGGGTCTATCTTTTCTCCAATAAACCACCACACATAATATACGAAGTATCCTAGTCCAACCATCATAACAACAGGGAATCCGTAATCGGTAATTAGTTGAACTACATTCATTAGTCTCTTCTTACGTCTAGTTTACCGTCTTCTATAAAGTTCTCTGCACGTGCAACTCTCTCTATATCAGGTCTTAACTCTAATGCATTTGACACTAACATATCAATCTTAATCATTTCATTTGACATTGTTCTTGCACGATTCTCTAACGATTCACAAAACATTGTAAGTGTTTTTATTTGGTCAACTATACCTTCAAATATTTGTTTGATTACCACAAATATAAAAAATCCCATGACCAATGCCATAGCGATTGGTACACCGACCTCACCTATTAGATTAAATACTTCTTCCATTATGCCTTTATTTATATAAAAAGAGGTCTATAAGACAAAAAAAATCCCTGTCTTTGCAGGGATTCTTCTTTCGGTTGTACTTGGTTTTATCAGGTACTACCTTTTGTTTAAAGGGACTGTTATTGTCAAACAGCAATTTTCCGTGACGAGACTTTACTCGTTTTTGTTTCTTTTGCATAACACACCTTTACTACCTTATTAAGTCTACCAGACTTCATTAGTTTATTAAAACTTTTCCAAAATTGTAACATAACTATATTTCCTCCTTATTTATATTTATACGAGTTGTTACAGTTATGTGACAAATATGTGACGGAAATGTTACCTATATCTGAACTTCATTTGGTGTTCAAGTTCAAGGTCTTTCATTTGTTTCTTTTTGACTCTTCTGATAGCTTTTAGTTTAGTCGCACGTTCTCTTTCTCTTCTTGTTTCGTAGAATTCCTTCTTCTTTAAATCAAAGAGAATGTCTGACTTCTTGACTTTCCTTTTCCAAATTTTCATTGCAGTATCAAAGTCGTCATTTCTTACGGTGACTTGCCTTGCACCGTCCTTAGGCCACACTTTTTTCTTTTGACGTTGTGGTCGTCTATCAAAGTTTCTATTTCTCATAGTTCCTTAGTTAAAGTTAATATTACCAATCAGAAATACGTATGCATATCCGATTGAATTTCTTCCCAGTAGTCCAATGTTACTTCTTTCGCATAGGACACTTGAAACTTGTCTGCGTTTACAAAAGTCTTTTCAACTTCTGCAATAACGTCTTCTCGTGATTCATTATAACAATCTTGTGCAATTGTTTGACATTCTAATACGAATGCACCCATTTTACTCATTACGCAACCTCACTATACCTAGGTGTAATACCCATTTTAATAATTCTCTCAACAATCTCAGTTGCTTCCCAATTGAAACCACCGATATTCCATTGACATTCTTCGGTAGGGATTCTACCATATTTCCACGCATAGACAGACACTTGTTCGTAGTATGTGTCTGAGTATCCGTCACCAGTATCTCTGACTTTGACATTCAGAACCCACTCACAAGATACCTTCTCATATGGGTCTGCGTCTGTATAAGACGGTGTACCAAAAAGATTATGTAGTTCGTCATAGGTAGTTGTAATTTCACCTTGTCTACAAGACCCAGACTTAATGAATGAGTCGTAGATATCATAACTAATAATATGCATTATTAAACTCCCAATACTTTTAATACGATAGGAAGGACGAAGAGTGATAAACCACTCAGAAAGTCCTTGTCTAGTAATCCGTGTTTTTTCAATGTTGTCATAATAACTCCTTTCTTTATTATGTTATTATTATAACAAGATTGGAGTTAAATGTCAAGCTTTTTTTGAAAATAATTTAAGTATTATCACCGTCACGATATCTAATTTTAGACTTATCAAATATCTTATGTTCCCAAGGAAATGGTTTGTTGATATGAAGTCCGACAAAGACCATACCACCCATAATGAGTATCATTATCATTCCACCCCAGAATCCTAGTTCAATCATAACTAACCTCTATCGTAATGGTCGTGGACGTGCAACTGAATGATTGCGTAGTGCAATACTTTCATTAAGTCTGCACGATTGTAACCATTCTTGTTACCATATCTTTGTGCATACTTCATTATGTTACCAATACAGAATCCGTCTCCGTGACCACCGTCAATAATAAATTCAGTCGCTTGGAATTTGTTTTTAGAATAGTGTTGACTGTAAGTACTGTCAATGTATTTTTTCAATGCATCAATTGTCTTGTCTTCACTATATTTGTATTGTATTTTTTTCATTGTATAATATTACCATAATAAAACATTAATGTCAAGCAGTTTCTAATTCTTCAATAAAATCTTGAATAGCTTCCAATGCCTGTTCTTCATATACATCATTATTTATGTTATAAGGGAACTTAAACGCAAGAGTAAATCTTGGACAGTTTGTCCACGCAGTATGCCAACAATGATACTTGGGTTCGTCCTTGCGACCAAACCTATACCACCTTGCTTGCCACCCTTTGACATCTTGTTCAGTTATGATTTCGTCTTTGTCTCTATCATAATAAGAAAAGTATCCATCACCCTCTTCACTCCAAGTCAAAATAATTTGATATCCGTGAGCATTCCAATTAGTATGCCAACCAACAAATCCGTTAGGTGGATAATATGATGTAAGAGAATTTGACCTTGCACCAAACCTCATAGGTAGTTCGTTCTTAGTCCAATTCATAATAGGTTTGAATATTTCAGGTCTATGTTTTGCACCGTGGGATACTTGGAAACCATATCCCTTTTCAGGAAACCCTAAATGTTCATCACCCTTCGCAATCATTTCGTGGAGATACTCTTCTTTACAGAAACGTTCCCACTCTTCAACAGGGATATCACCTTGTAGACTATCAGACAACTCTTCACATACCTCACGATGTTCCAGAAACATATTGACAGTCTTATCAAGAGTATCAAGTAATTCTTTATTTCTGATTACTATCTCGGTCATCCTACATACTTTCCTGTTTCTAAATCAACACCTGCGTCATCAACGATTCGGAATTTTAAGTTATCTGTTTTCATTGATACCGTATGATATGCACCACAATTAGGACACGATAGGTTTGTTTCCATATCGTAATACTCGTGGTCTATATCTTGGTCTCCACCCCAGATTAATGTTGTTTCACATACATAACATTTCATATTATTAGTCCATTTTAAAGTTATTGAATTTTGATTTATCAAATAATGGTTTATCGTCCCACCCTTTGTCAGGGTCGTCACTCGGAATCATTTCTTCGTCATTGTCATCCTCAAGACGCATTTTAGAACGGTCAACCTTTACAGTAAATCTATTGTTTTTTGTTGGGTCGTTATATCTGTTCTTTAACTGTTTAACCATAATCTTCCCTAGATTATTTAGTTCGTCATTAGAGATTAAGGCAAACATTAAGTCAGCAGTTGCAGGAAGACCAAACGATTCTGAAGTATCTTCTAGACCAACGTCATCATTAGAGTATCCACTACGAGTTGTTTGGGTTGCAGACATAATAGGAACGTTGAACTCAACTGCAAGTCCACGAAGTTCTTCTGCAATACTCTTGATATAAGAGTAAGAGTTGATTGCACCACCCATACCTTTCATACGAGACGAGGCACAAATGTTTAGATAATCAACAAAGATAAGTTCAGGAACAAAGTTCTTCTTAAGTTTCAATTCATTTAACAATGCACGGAAGTGTGCAGTATTAGCTTGACCTGTAGGATATTCTTTAATAATAAGTTTACCTTGAGTCTTGGCAGCAATCTGACCAACCTTGTCGGTAAACATATCCTTAGATAGATTCTCTAACTGGTCAATCGGTATGTTCAATAAGTTTGCGTCAATACGTTCTGCGATACGTTCCTCTGCCATTTCCATAGTAATGTATAAGACATTATGACCTTGGGATAATCCAGAAGCTGCCATATGACACATAAACAATGACTTACCAACACCTGTTCCTGCAAGTGCAATGTTCAGAGTCTTGTTAGGTAAACCACCCTTGGTAATTCTGTTGAAGTATTCAAGGTCAAACGGAATACGTTCTTCTTGTTCGTGATAGAACTCATAACGATTATCTACATTCTCAAGATAATCGTGACCAATATTCGTATCAAAGGTAACACCAAGTGCTTTACTCAATACGTCAGGTATTGCATTCTTTTGCATTGTGGCGTGTTTACCATCAATAATCTGAATAGACTCCATAACCGCATTGAATACCGCACGGTCTTGACACCACTTCTCGGTGCGTTCAATTAACCATTCAAGGTTTTCAGGTTCAGGTTTAAAGATATTGGGTAGAAGTTCTAATGCAGAACGATAGTTGTCTTCACCCAGTGAATTGTTTTCGTCTATCTCAATCTTGAATGATTCAAGACTCGGTAGTTTATTGTATTTTGCAACGAACTTGGTTACTTCTTTAAAGAGTCCTTTGTATACACCTTCAAAGTAGTCAGGGGATATGAACGGAAGAACCTTCCGCATATAATCCTCATTCGTTAATAAGTTCCTCAGAACTGTCTGTTCCAGATTGATATTCATTATATAAGTTTTCTAACTCCTCAGTCATTTCTTCGGTTGCTAACATTTCACCAGTCTTTTCGTCAGTCGCAACCATTGTTCCTTCGTTGATAGACGTGTCTATAACCGCACCTAGTATTCTACCAACATATTCTTGAAAAGTCAAGTCTTCGGTTGTTAGGTCAGGGTCAGGAGAAGAAACGATAGAAAAATTAAAATTAATCTGACCGTCCTCTTTTTCTCCCTCAAATTTAATTGCACCAAAGGAGATAACCGTTTCAGGATACTCCTCTAGTATTCTAATGTTCCAACCGTGAGGGTCATCCGCAGGGATAATCTCATAGTGAACTTTCTCACTTAACTTTTGTTCAATCTCATTCATCTACTATGTCGTCCATTGACACTAATGATTTCTTTGTGATTGAGTATTGTGATTTTAAGAAATCTGCAAAGTCTGTTTCTTCCCAGATTGATTCCCAAAATTCATCGGTTAGTGTATCTGCTAGTCTGACCTTGGGGTCAACCAGTTCTCCAGTTTTAGTATCAACTTTGCAGTACCACCCATTACTAGGTTTAGCAACATAGTTACCAGCAAGAGCAACGTCCAGAAGGCCAGAGTTCCGCTCAACACCACCTTTCCAAGACACACTGATAGGTATCTTAGACTTCTCTTTAACATACCTTGATTTTTCAACATTGATGACGAAATCATAACCAGTTACCTCCGTACCTGTTTTGTTTTGTCTACGTCCAAGAATCCATATGTTATCTGCGGAATAGTAAATACCTGTTCCACCTCCAACGATATCTTTAGGGAATAGACCTATTTCCTTATAAGTATGATTAACAGCAAGCATTGGAATATTCTTCATTGTCAAATAAGGTGTACACATTCTGAATAAACCTTTAAGTGCTTTTGCACGTGACATATCGGCAACTGATTTCTCATTTATTGCATCTTCTAGTTCTTTCTTAGACGCAAGATTACCAATTGAATCAATGACTATAATCACATTATCGTCCCTGTCAATGTTCTCAAGTTGTGCAATTAAGTCAAACTTAAGTTCCTCAACATTAGCAATAGGTGTATGTAATACTCTTGCAGTATCAATACCAAATTGCTCAAAGTAAGATTGGGGACTACCAAACTCACTATCATAAAAAAGTAGAACTGCGTCTTTCTTTTTCTCTAGATATGCACCTGCCATAAGCAATGCAAAAGAAGTTTTGAAATGTTTACTCGGCCCTGCCAAGACTGTTAAGCCAGGCGTGACACCACCTTCAACACTTCCACTTAACGCAACGTTCACCATAGGAACGTTGGTTGCTACCATATCGGTCTCAGTAAAAAACTTACTCTGACTCAGTACTTCCGTTGTTTTTATCTTGCTGTTTTTCTTCAGCTTGTCCATTATACTTGACATTGTTTGACTCCTCACGTTCGTCTAATTCATATTCATTTCTATAATTGTTGTTAATACTAACACACTTGTCAATTAAAGTCAAGCTGTCATCAAATAAAGTAAATGCTTTTGTATCCTTTGGAAAACACGCACCACCAAATCCACGTTTACTGTCATAGCCAGGCACTCGTGTATGACCAACTCCAATTCTTTTATCTCTACCGATTGCTTTCACAACAGTTGGATAATTACAACCAAACTTTTGAATTGAATCATATAGTTGATTGAAGAATGTTACTTTCATAGCAAGATAACTATTCACACCATACTTCACAAACGCTGCCTCAGGGCCAGAACAGAATAAGAACTCAGTTGCATTACACAAACTATAGACATCATATAGTTGTGCAAGACCTTGACAAGCGTCAGGGTGACCACCAATAATATGATACTCTGCATTTACGAATGCTTCTTTTGAACTGGACTCTGTTAAGAATTCAGGGTTAATAGTTAATCGTTTCAAATCGTCTTCAAATACAGACGAATATAATCTGTCTACAATATCAGGAGTGATTGTTGATTTAACAACAACACCACCTTCAGTATGTTCTAATAGTTTTAGGGTAGCGTCCTCTACAATAGATGCGTCTACAAAACCACTATCCGACATTGGAGTCGGTGCAGTAATAAATGATACGTGCGGTTGCCACTCTACAAGGTCATCAATTGTTGTACCGTGTTTAGGGTCAACATAGAACTTATCTACTTCAGGGTGGGTAAATGCATAGTCAACTGCTTGACCTACAAATCCGTGTCCTACAATACCAATTCTTAATTTTGTCATATTCTCTTGTGGTGTTCCATTAGGGTTTATATTCCTAGAACCTTTAAATTGTTCAGGAGTTGTTCCTTCAGGATACTCCCAACCGTCTCCACCATCTTTCCATTCACTCATAATTCTACCTCTATAAATTTACCTAATGTATTAATTTGTTCGTCTGTTAACATTCCTGCTTGTG